AGTTGCGCCTGCGATGCGGCAGCCTGTTGCTGCTGTGCGGTTCTCGCAGTTGTTTGTTGCACCCTTGCCGCTGCGAGTTGCGCCTGCGATGCGGCAGCACCAGCACCAGCACCAGCACCAGCACCAGCCCCGCCGGGTTGCGGCATCCGCACTTTGTCTAACTCAGCCTGCATTTGACCCGCGATACCACTCGTGTCAATCGAGAGGCGGATCTTTACTGGCAAGACTGTGTTACCGTCTGACATGTCCCTGGCCCTTTAGGGTTTCGGGGCTTTCCCCGACGCAATGAGAAACTGTGCTAGATTGCTGGCTTCATCTCTTGTCATCGGAACATCTAGCATTTTGTGTAAGGCCAGAGCAATGTACTCCGCTCTGGCCTTTTTCATTTTGGGTCTGCGCCCGAGATCGATTCCCACAGAGGCTTAATGTCCCGTGTGGTGATGATGCCCATGGCGTTGAGAATTTCTGCGGTCGTGTGGTAGCACTCGCCAATGGCGTGGATGACCACTCGTTCGACGAGTTCCACTGGGAAGTTTTGCCCCGCTTCAACCATGGCGGCTTCCGCGATGGCTTTGGAGAACTCGCCAACTGGTGCCCCTGCCGCACGGGAACCAAAGAGGTACACACGGGGGGCTTCGACCGCCAGGGCTACGCTGACGTATGCGCCGGAGGCCAGCGCAACCGTTGAAGCCGCTGGGCATTCCGTGCGGGCTACGTCGGCCAATGTCGGAGGGGTTTCGCACTGGAACATCAGGTCATCGTCTGTCGTGATCCAGGGGGTGCTATCTTTCGGGGTTTCCGCTGCGGCGTGCTTGAGGAATATCCCGCTCTTTCCGTCAACCGTGCCCGCCGACTCCTGCCACGGACCCGCCTTGACCAATCTGGCTACCTTGGGGTCCGCCATAGGATTGGCGTTCAAGCCCGTTACGAGGCCAGGGATAAAATATCGATAAGCGGCGGGCATGTGTTCTCCGGTAAAAAGTTAAAATGAGGTGCTTGGGGTTATGTCCAGGCGCAGATGGCTGTCCCGGTGTCATTCACGAATGCCTGGAACGTGACAGAAGCGTCGCCCTTGCCTGTGGTGTTTGCCTTTGGGTCTCGGCTGACAACCACAGCGTTTGGATATGTGACAATACGAGTCGTTCCCTCCGCACCTTTTCCAAACGCCCGCTTTTGATACGTTATGGTGAGCGCGGCTTTTGTGCCAATGTCGAACGCGGAGGCTGTAGCCTGCAAAATGTCAGTCGTGCTGACCGTTGGGCTGGCCCCAATTCCATCAACGTACACGCCCTGGATAAATGAGTTAGCGTCACTCTCCAGGGTCGTAGCGTTTCCAGACTCAGGAGTTGAAACGTCGGTGATTCCTGTGAGGGTTGCTGCGCCAAATGTGACGCTTTTGGCAACGAACACTGCGGGGGTAGTCATGGGTAGTCCTTCTCATTGTGTGGAGGTTTTGCTGAGCATCACGCTTGTGTTGACCATTCGCAAACTGCGTCTGCTTCATCGTTCAAGTACGCTTGAAAAGTGATAGAAGCATCACCCTTCCCCGTGGTGTTTGCCTTTGGGTCACGGCTGACTACAACGGCGTTGTCAAACCGTGCTTCTCGCTTCGGACCTGTTGCAGCAGCGCCTTTGCCCTGCGCCCGCTTTTGATATGTGATTTTCAGCAGTCCTCGTGTCCCCGGAGCAAACGCTGCGGCAGTAGCTTGCAAGATGTCAGTCGTGCTGACCGTGGGACTGGACGAGATGCCATCAATGTACACACCTTGGATGAACGGGTTAGCGTCGCTTTCCAGTGTGGTGGCGTTGCCAGACTCAGGAGTCGAAACGTCAGTGATACCCGTCAAGGCATTTAGGGAGCCGCCGTTGGGCGTGAAAGCCACAGAGAGAGCAACAAAGACATCTGGCGTGGTGTATGGCATGGTGCTTCCTTCTGTGTGTCGGTAGTGTGCCGCAGTTTGGAGGGGTTCAAGTGAGGCGCTTTTTCAGCGCCTGGGCGAGGGCCACCATGTCTCCCGCGTCTGGAGAAACTGGTTCGCGTTTTGGCAATCCGCCCGCGCCGTCTCGATGTTCACGCATATACGCGGGCACAGTGAACTCTAGCGTAACCATCTCACTCGTTGCGGACTTTATTTTGAAATTTTTCAGACTTTTTCGGAAGTCGCCGGTTCTGTCCAAGATTGGGTACACATGCCCCACTTCTAGCCGTTTCTCGGCCTTGTACTTGGGGCTTAAATCTTCGTACCTGGCGCGGTTGTTGTCCGACTGGAATCGACGACAAACAATTTCGTCGCCATAGACTTTGCCAACGATCTTTGCCAACTGCGCCCCAACAATGCGCTTGAGGCTGGCCTCTAGATTTTCGCTTTCAGTTTTTTCTATCTTGGCCGCCACGGAGTGTCCTCCAGGTCAGAGAGGTCATGGGTTGCCGACGTAGGACGCGATGGTAATAGTGCCAGAAACCGCATTTTGCGTGCGGGACGCCACTGCGCCAGCATCGCCGATGATGTCGTACTCCTTCACCAACGGCATCGTTCCCGCTGCGATAGCCGCGTCAACCGTGCTGAATACGGTGGCGTCTTCTGGGATGGCAAACGTGAACGTCGTAACCCCGTTGACAGGGGCCGCTGGGGTCGTCACGGCCAGAGAATAAAGCGCGTCTGCGTGCAGTCTGTCTCGGACAGAGAATCGGAAGTTGTTCCAAGTGGAGAAGTCTATCTCACTGGCAAGCGTGATGGTGATTGGGGAGTACCGCTTGGCCACAATCGTGAGAGGCAGAGACGTGAACTGCGTCGATGGGTCCGTTGCGCGAGCACTTGGGACAGTGATGCGTGCTGCGAGGGCGTCTTGATCGTAGTTCTCAATCTCGCCATGGAATGCGTCTGGTGATACGACCCGCCCGGTACTGCGCGGGAATACCGTCAGGTGCCCTGCGGTGGTCGGCAAGGCAAAACGCAACTGATACTCACCGGCAACCGTTGGGCTCTCAAATGCCGAAACAACGCTTAGGGCAACTGCGGCCCCGTCCAGAATAGCCGAGAGGCTAAAGGCGGCCCCTGTCAGTCCAGACACAGGATTGCCGTTGAGTGTCACGTACACTGGAATGTAGGTGGTTTCGCCGGGAATCATGCGTCACTCTCCAATTCATCAGGGTTTCTAAAGGGTACGGACTGGCCCGTGCTCGCAAGCGCCATAAACGTCCGAGCGATGCGGCACATCTTCACCTTGCCCTCCCAAATCGCATGCTACCGGCCTGGGCGCCTTGGCCACCGGATGGCGCGACTTCCGACCAGAACCGGAGGCGCCGGATTTCCTCGGGCACCAAACGGCCTTCGAGTAGGGCCTTGAGGTCTGCATCGAATCCCTCCGCATACTTGGTGACCAAGAGCCACTCTTGCGACCCTTCCGAGAACAATCGTGCGCCCACTTCCGCTGCTGCGCCCCTGGCAGCCAAACGCGCAAGAGATGCGATGCCAAAGGTGGCAGCGTTGACATCGGTATCGTAGGAAACCAACGCTTGCATTTGAACGTCAAGGGAATCACTGAGAGAAACCACGACAGTCGTGTAATTGATGGACCACTTGGTCGAATCGAGTTCAATACGGCCAGAGGGACCATGGCGCATTTCGTACTGTAACACTGGCTTGGGGTATGACAGTTCCGCAGGGTAACCTGTCCACACATGGACCGTGTCTGTCAAAGCGGTGCCAAATGGGATGGTGAATGTCGATTGCCCGTCGGTTGCTTTGGAAACCGCATAAACCATTTCTGGCTGAGCGACTGCTTTGTAGAGGCGCTCTGGGAAACTGTTGACGATGCGGTCAGCAGCACGCGATAGGGCGTCCTCTAGGACATTGGTTGGAGCGGTTTCGTCGTAGTCTAATTCGTGCGCCCCTGGATACAGCGCGGCAACGTCCGCAGGCAACGCGCCAAAGTTGTTCCAAATCTTTGCCATGTTACACCACCTCGTAAGTCGTGCGGTCGTAGGTCTGCGTTACGGTGAACGCGATTGTCCTCCGGTGTCCCCAGGGGCCTTGCTCAAGATCGCCCAAAGTATCGTCACCAAGAGCCAACAAGTTGTCTGTGCCGTTTCGTATTGCGGCCATTGAAGCAAGCAAAGCCCGCTCGGCAAGCAGCCCTGCTTCGCCTGGATCGTTGCCGCCGATGTGCAGCGTCAGCAACGCGGTCTGCGTGATCGCGCCCGCCGAGTACGATTCGTGGTCGAACACTTGCCCTGAAACGTGAATCTCAAAGAATGGCAAACGTCCACGATTGCGCCCGCACAGGAATGTTCTCGCTTGGCCGGTGAAAACACGGGCGCGCGTGGTGCTGGCAAGGGCGCCCGATGAAAGCCGCAGAATGCTGTGGATCAGTTCGGATGCACCGAGAACGGACTTGACACGGGACACCAATAGCGTGGCAGGGCTTGTGCCATCAAGGTAAATGCGCACGTCTTGGCCGGAGAGAAGGAACGCACCAGGGGCCGCGACAAGAATGTACTCCGCTGCGGCGGCTGCCGTAAGTACGGCGGTTTGACCAGAAAGGATGAACGCACCGACATCTGAAGCAAGACGCACTGCGGCCTTTAGATCGAGTGCTTGCCCCGATAAAGTGAATGCTCCGACTTCGGCATTGAGCGAATACGTTGGCGCAGCGGTCTGGGTGAAGGTTGCATTCTGCCCTGAAAGAGCAAAGTTTCCAACTTCAGCAGTGAGGGAATACTCCCCTGCTGTGGTTTTGCTGAGGGTTGCGTTCTGCCCCAATAGAGAGAACGATCCCACTGATGCGGGGAGGGCATAGGCTCCACCTTCGACATAGGTCAAGGTTGCCGATTGGCCAGATACCGCAAAGGATCCTGTGGCCGCAGAGAGTCTGAACGACTGCACCAGGTTTGCGTCTTGCCCTGCCAGAGAGAACGCGCCTGCTGCGGCAGGCATTGCGAGCGCGAGTTTCAGTCCAGCGTCTTGCCCCGAAAGATCAAACGCGCCGGCCCCTGCTGCCATCGAGTACGACCCGCCTGGGGCGTAGAGTAGCGCCGCGCTTTGCCCGGTGAGCACAAACGGGCCAACGTCTGCTGCTATCTTGAACGATTGAACCAGGTTAGCGTCTTGCCCCAACAGGGTGAAAGCGCCAACGTCTGCTGCTATCTTGAACGATTGAACCAGGTTAGCGTCTTGCCCCGCCAGGGTGAAAGTGCCAACGACGGCGGCCAGAGAATACGCTCCGCCTGGAACGTAGAGCAGTCCCGCCGCTTGGCCCGTTAGTGCGAAAGTCCCCGCGCTGGCCGGCACTGAGAACGATTGGATCAAACCAGCAGATTGGCCAGAGAGAGCAAAGGCACCAACGTCTGCTGCGATCTTGAACGACTGGATGAGATTGGCGGATTGGCCAGAGAGAGCAAACGCGCCGGCTTCGGAAGGAAGAGTGATCGCCGCTTTTAGGCCAGCGTCTTGCCCCGTGAGGGAAAAGGCTCCGGCGCTTGCTGTGAGGGAATACGACGTGGCACCCCCACCAGTCGGCAGCATCCCAATCCACCCCGGCGCTCTGATACGCATATCAGTCTCCGATCAGAGGCGGGCGGTTTTTGAATGGATGAGATGCGGCAAGGGCGCTTAACGCAGTCAGATCGCCAAATGACGCCGCTCTGTGCGCCATGTACCCTTCCATTCGCTGCCGAAGTAGTGTTGTTAGAGTCTTGCCTGTAAAAACCACGGCCTCACGAATGCGCCAGTTTGTCCAGCGATTGAACTTAGCGCCTGAACCTAACTCAATTAGTGAGATACCAACATTAGTCCTCTGCGTCCAACTCCCAGAAGCCGATCCGTCGGCAACGCCATTGCCCCATGTGTTAATGAAACCATCGCCAATTGTGCCGCATAAAATATGGGTGGTACCAGTGGAGAAAGTCAAAGCACCAGAACCGTCGTAGCTCCTCTGTCCTCCGTCGGTCTGTGTAGTGTAAATTGCGCTCTTGCCATTACTTTTGATAAAATAAGCCCACCCTGCCGTCGCTCCACCTGTGTCAGAATAAAAATCGAAAGGGCTATTATAACTTGCTGTCCATGCAACGGCACGCAAGGATACAAAAAAGGACACTGGGTAACTGTAAGCCCACGATTCTGCGGCGTGGCTCAACTCATCGTTCGAGCCGTCCCAAAGTAGCGACTGAGGCCGAAGTACCTTGTCTATGGCTGGTCTGAGTGCGCTATTCCCTTGTGGGAAATGCTTACCGAAGCCACTCTTGTCTGTAAGTTGCGACGCCGCACCACTGACATTTATGAAACCAGAAGGATCAAACGTGTCGAGCCACAATGCTGGGTTTCCCATCGCAGGAGTCCATATCGCCCGCTGATGCTTCGCCCGCCGATAAATGCTAGAAAATCGGGGCATTATGAAACCCCTTTCTCTCTCCACTTCCGCATATTCATCTCGTTACCAGAAGCGGCAGTCGTAACGCCCAAAGTCTGAATTATTCCGATTTTGTACTTGAACGGGGGAAGATTCTCGAACCCGAATGATTGTCGTTTTGCGGATGCTGTGGCCTGGAATATTTTTGTCAGGTCAAAGCATGGATTGTCAATGTGCTGGTCGATATAGTTTGTGCCGTCAACGCTACACCAGAGAAGAATGCGAACATAACCGCCTGACGCTGGGGTGAGCGATCCAAGCACCAACTCAAGCGCGGCGTTCATGTACTCGCCATCGGACATGTCGAGTATCTCTGTCACCATGTTGATGGTGGTCGCTGACGATGTTTTACTATTTAGGTCAGCGCCAAGGATATTGCTGCCAATCGCGGCAAGATCCCATTTGATTGGGGTATCAGCCATTGGAAAGCCTCGCTTCCCCGACAGTGGTCGGATTTACGTCAACGCCGTTTACTTCGGCCCAAGACTGCGGAACCATTCGGAGATTCCACAGGAAATCGAATTGCGCTTGAGTCAAAATCCCGGCCTGGATCAGAGACGCACCCATGTAGTTGAACAGAGTTAGGATCTCGGGCTTCGTGATGTCTAAGGTGCTGAATGGAGCGGTTGCCGGTTCGATATTTGCCAGGACTTTGATTGCCAACTCTGCGCCAGCATCAGACCCACGCTTGGCCAAAAACTGCAACTGCGAATATACGCCCCAGGCCATCAGGCGGTAGAGAACGTCGCGCACCTGGATCGGTTGTGCGATCCAGGCGAGCGCAGTGTCTTTTGCGTTCAGGAGCTCGGCAGCCCGCCAGTCAGGCACGACGACCAGATCCGATTGCAGCAATCTATCATGAAGCGTTTGCATGGCGTCAGTCCTTCACAAAATCCGGTTGCAAAAGGCGCTCCGGCTCAGGCAATCGTGAGAACGCCAGTGCTCGGATCGTAGTCAACGGTGAAGGTTCCGCCGTTGGCCAAGGAGATGGAACTGCCATAATCCCAGAACCCGATGAGTTCTTTGTTGGTAGCGGTATCGTTGTAAAGCACCGCGTACCGGAAAGGACCGATGGCGCCAGTGGCAGTGAAAACAACGTCGGCAAGGACGAGTTTGTACGTGCCTGTGGTTTGCGCACTGCTAGAGATGGTGGCCTGGGTGCCGCCAGCGGTGTAGCCGTTTCCTGCCGCAATTTCGGTCAGGTCCGCTTTGACCGTGTTGGCCGCAACGGGTGCGGTGTTGCAGAGCATCACCTTGAGGGTGTCTGTGCCAAGGTTGTGGACCTTCTCGGCCACAGCCTCAACGAAGGACTTGAACTTGGTAAATGTGGCCACGGGATTCTCCTGCCGAGATTCGGCTGTTGGGTGTTACTTTTGGATGGGCTTCTTGTTCTTCACTTTGGAAACAAATGTTCTCGCTTCACTGCTTTGATTCTTCGCCAATACCGCATTGATGGAATCTTTGGCTGCTGGGTGCTCTGCCTTCACTTCTTGTATCTTATCTACCAGTTCTGTGCCGACAGCAACCGCCGTGCGGACGCGATCCACGAGAACCTTGGCTACTGCCAAGGCCGGAATGGCCAGAGAACCGGCGCCGAGGAGCATAGACAACCAATCGAGGCCAGGGCCAATCAGATCGGGCTTTGGTGGTAGTGGTCCGACAGTGACCGGATCCATGACTCTGGGATTCATGATCGCTTCGGTTGCTGAAATCTGTACCGTTCCAACCGGCGCAACTGTGATGGCGGGTTTGTCTTGGTATTGTACCACTTGCACAGGGACACGAAAACACGACACCAAGCAGAACATGGCGATAGCGAACCAAAGTGCCATCATGCCGCAGAGAATGGCGGCAATGGCTTTCGTGCGTCGTCTTTCTTTGTTTATGATCCTGTGATAATGAAAGTCATCCATGGTGTTTTTCCAGTGCGGTTTTTGCGGTTTTGTCGGTCTGGGGCAAAAAGTGTCTGAGCATGAGTTGGTGGCAGATTCTATTTGGTACTGGACCGCCGCCTTGGGCGCATTCATTACTTCTTGATTTTTCCAGTTCATTCTCCAAAACGTCAACCCTTTCGCCGACGGATTTGATGTGCGCCAGACTGGCATCGTGCTTTTGGTCGATCTGGCGCATCAAAGCATCCCATAGGATTTTGAACGCTGCGCAAATCGCGGTCAGGATAGCAAGTCCGACGGTGATGATTGCCGTGAGGCTGTTTGTCACCACTTCTTCAGCCACGGTCATTCTCCAGATTCAATCACAGGGGGTGTTGGTATGAAGTTGTCTCTTGAAATCTGGCACCAGCGAATGAATGACGCGTATCCGCTGAAGGCCTGGGCAATCGTGATCATTCGACCTGTCGGTTGATAGTCGAGGCCGATTTCCGGAATCTCAATCGGCATCATTTCGGGCAGAATGTTCACTGAAAATGCCGGCATTTCTTTCAGAGTTTGTTCTCTGACAACACCGTTTTCGTCTTCTGCTAGAATGATTCGTTCCTCGCAAATCTCGACAGACGGGATTCCATTGTTCGGGTTGACTATGGTCTGCTTCTGTGACCTGGTTCGCTGGTCTGGTGGATTTATGGTTAGGTCATATTTGCCGCGCATGGTCATTCTCCCAGGTAATCGACTGTGATGTTGGCATAGACCGGAGTCAGGTTCACCGATCCGCCGTTGTCGTGGCGAACGCGAAGGTCAGTGTCGGTGGTCGCAGAAGTGACGCGAACAATTCCACTTGCCGAAATGTGCTGTGAATCAGCCCCATTAGCGAGTTTAGTCTGAGCATGGATCTGATGCTGTTCTGTGCCGTTCCAGAAAATTGCCGCCTTGTAAGTAACGTTGTTTGTTCCAGAAGTCATCGACATATTGAATGAGACGCGATACCTACCAGTTTTCGTCACCGTGATCTTGCTGTTCGTTCCGTCTGCTATGCAGTTTGCAGCCTCGCCGTTTGAAACTATTCCTGTGAGTTTTGCGTAGGTCGTGCCTGTTGCTATTGATTGCGCGGTTGATCCGTCATCGATGTGGATTTCAGCATAGCATCCGATTTGCCGCAACCTTTGGCCAGTGAAAATATCTTTTTCACAGGCAATTCCGCCTTCGGTGACTATTGAGCCTGTGTCTTTGTCGCTGGCTTCTGTGGTTCCTCCGACGTACATTCCACCTGTGTCATAAAAACGAATGTATCGAGTATATCCCGATCCGGTTGACCATGCCAACGCGATATGCGACGACGATGCCTCTCGGTACATTAAAATGTCAGTTGATCCTCCGCCTGAAAATCGAATGCCGACGTTTTCGTCTGCGGATTCATACATGTAGTATGACGAGTTTGCTCCCGTTGTCAGGTTTAGAGCGCCATTTGATTTAATTGTACCACCAACGCGCAACAGTTCCGGTCCGCCTGGGTCGGTGCCTATTGTCTGTGCTCCAGTAAAGGAGTTTGCGCCCCTGAGCGCATACGTCCCGTTTTCGTCAGGTTCTGAACGAGTGCGATTTGCTGACAATGCAAGAGGTGTGATCGTGACGGAGTAGGAACTATTGCCGCCTGCGCGTCCTGCGATTTTTATGGAGTCTTGCGTTGCTGCGGCCTGGATGGTTTGGGTGCCGGTGAAAGTGTTTGCTCCGGTATTTGCAACGTTGTTTGCGCCTGCGCCGTGGACTCCGGTGGTCAACGCTGCGTGAGTTGAAACTGCGCCGCTTGCCTCAAAAGCAGTTGACGCCTGTGTCGCTGCGGTGCCAAGGCCAAGGGTGGTGCGCTGGTCTGCTGCGGTTGCATCGTCGATGAGTGCCGCGCCTGCTGCTGTGATGCCCAACACCGTTCGTACCTGCGCGGCAGATAAATCTTCAGGAACACCGGCGCCGGAAGAAACCCGGCCTTTGATGGTGCTTTCCGCCATGTTCGCAAGTTTGGTGTTGGTGATCGCGCCATCTGCGGGGAGAACCGCCCAAGAAACAGGAGTTAAGCCCATGCCGCACCTACGCTCGCTTGGAGATTGAGGGCGCCAGACACGACCGTTCTGGACTTGCTGGCAGTGGCAGCTTCGTCTCCGACAAGGTCATAAACTAGGGCCAACTGCGTCTGTCCCGCCGTCACAACTGCATCTATGCGCGAGAAGAAAGCCGCGTTTTCAGGTATGACGACATTGAACGTGGAGACTCCGTTGACTGGTGCTGACGGTGTGGTGACTGACAAGGTGTAGATGCTGCCAGTTCTGCGAGCGTCCCACACGTTGAATCTGAAATTGTTCCACGCGCTGAAGTCGGTCGCAGACGAGAACACAATGCTGAGGGGGGTGCATCGGCAGGCTGTCATTACCAAGTTCTGAACCGAGAACTGCGAAGCCGGATCAATCACAGAAACCGTTGGCCGAATCACTGCCGACGCAATTGTGTCGAAATCGTTGGACTCAATTTCCCCCGCATAAATGAGAGGGATGCCTTGCGAACTGCCGCTGAAAACTCGCACGCACACTTGGCCAGAAGTAGCTGGCAGGGTGGCCGTCAGAATGTAGTCGCCATTTGTGCCAACCTCAACCGCAGAGGAAAAGGCCATGGTGACTACATTCGGACCCAACGTCGTAACATTAGAAAAGGAGCCTATCGTCAACCCCGTTATCGGAGTGCCGGCTACATCGGTGACCCTTACCGCGAGATAGACTGTTTCGCCTGGGATCATGGACGCTCCAAAGTGGGCATGTTAGCCGAGCCAGTCCGCTACGAATGAGAAAGGAGGAAAACCATCCGCTCGATCTCTGGTGCAACCAACCTGCCCACAAAAGGCGATGGTGCGAAAGGCCCTTTGGTGGCGCTGGCCAGAAAGCCAACGCCACCTCAGAACCGCTAAAATCAGCCCATGATCTTGATGACACCGAAGGGATTGGGCACGAATGCGCCGTAGGCGACACGCATGTACCAACTGGCCATCTGGTCACCGACAACGCGGATCAAGTTGCAACTCCAGCCTTTGGCATCGGACAGGACGAGCTGTTCGACGGCGGGGGACTGGGGCTGCGCCAAGGGGCGAGCGATGATCTTGGTGGACCACGGAGCAGCAACGATGTTAGCGACGTGGGTGGCGGTGACAGTGATAGCCGCGTCGTCAGCAAGAGCGGCGAGAAGGCCGGGTTCTTGGATAACGAGATTGCCAGAGGTGGCAGTCGAGCCGGTCTTGACCACGTACTTGTTGACCGTATCGCCAGCGACAGTGATGACATCGCCAGCTTTGATGCCGGTGGTAGCGACAGTCATGGTGTCGAACGGGATGGTGGTATCGCCGATGGCGCAACCGCCGCTCTTGTTGATGAGAGCGCCTGTGCCCGCGCCTTTGGTCTGGGTGGCGATGTTGGCTGACTCGTACAGTTCGGTGCCCGCCAGGCGGCCAATGACGCCACTGCGGACCATGTCTCCACCAGTTTCGTTCATCTTCTGGAGTTGAGCGATACTGCGCAGATTGTAGCCAGCGTTGAAGTTCAAGATACCAACGCGGCCAGAATCGGCAGCGCCATTCAACTGAAGCTGACGAATGGCTTCGTTGAGCATGGTGATGTCACTGCCGAAAGGAGCGGTGGCAGCGGTGCCGATGGCACGACTGGCGTTCACGTTCAGCGCAGTGCCAACGGCGGATTCAATGGTGTTGCGGATGACGCGCTTGCCTTGTTCCAGGTTCAGGCGCAGCATTTCCATGGCCGTGACGTTGTCGGGGATGGAGAGGTACTTCTCTTCCTCGGCAGTCATGTTGAAACTGTACTGAGCCACGCCCGTGAGGGTGAAGTCGCGGGTGGAGGTGACCGAGTCGGTGCCGGCGGTCCAGGTCATGGCAGGGGTGGGCACGGATTCAATGGCGCGGGGAGTGATGACGGGAACCTTGACCGTGGCATTGATGCCGACGGATTCAGCGTTCCAGTTGGCACCGAGCGAGTCCAGAAAGCCAGTGGCTTCCATGGGGACTTCGTTGTAAGCGCGGTAGAGAGTTTGGGCGAGGGAAGTGAGAGTGTTGGCCATGGGAGGGGACTCCGGGGAAGTTGGTTAGCCCCGTCCCATGACCCCTAAACACTAGGGTTTCTTAGGTAGCGAGGCGGCACGTTGAGTCGGGGACATCGCCAAGAACGCTTCGTTCGTGATCGTTTGTCCGACCTTCGTTCCGCCTGCTCCAGACGCCCCACCGCTGCCGGATGTGGCCGTTGCTTTTCGGAAGTGTGGGCGGGCTGCTAGCGTCTCATTGATGAAAGCATCCACTTTCATCGGGGCGCCATCCTCGCCAAGTTTCGGCGAAGACCCATCCAGCACACGCACGACTTTAGCATCCAAATCAAATGTGCAAGCCCCGCGAATGAGCGAGACAACATCGTCAACCGCAGAGGGGACGATTTCAGGGTTAGCCGCGACGGAGGCCCGCAGTTCCGCATTCAGATACGATTCTGAGAGGGTCTTGATCTTGGTCTCGTAAGAAGACTTGACGGTGCCCAGGGCCTCGTCGTACTTGCTCTTTGCCGCCAGTGATTTGACCTTTTCGTCGGCAAACTGATCCGCTTTTTCCTTGTCGATAGCCGCGATCTTTGCGCGAGTCTCTTCAAGTTCTGCGGCAAGACCCCTTGTCTTTTCCTTGGTTTCCTGGCGTTTGGCAATCAGCTTTTCGGCGATGGCATCGTCTGCCACCTCGATATTGACGCCATCGATGTCAATGGTCTTCATGAGCATCCTTCCTTTCAAGGATTAGGTTAGTCAACAAAATTAGTCGGGTTGGTGCTGGCTGCCATCAGAGAAAGAGCGGATGCCGATTGTGCCAGTCTTTGGCGCGGACTTCTTTCGCGTTTTGCGAGGGGCCGTTGCTGTGTCGGATTTATCGTCTTCCTTGTCGTCTTTGTCCGCTTTGTCCTCTGCATCCTCGTCCACCGCCGCACGGTTGACAGGAACGCTCTCCAATTCTTTCTCCAGTTTCGCCGTCTCTTCTGGAGACAGAAGTGGCCGCCTGGCCGCCATGAACCGACGGGCAGCATCACGACGTAGAGTGTCAGGAAGATTGCTTTCCCACACGCGCAGAACCGCTTCCAACTCTTGAATGAGCGATGGCGTGTTGAACTCTTCCGGCCACCGAGCTTTGCCAGGGGCAGAAAAAGCGCGAGCATTCGCCAACAGTTAGATCGGAAGAGCACACGTCTGAACTCCAGTCACAGCACTTCATCTCGTATGCCG